TACAATCATTATTACCACCCCAAGGTCTATCACCTTGATCTAATTGGTAAACTTGATTACCATAGGTATGATTGTGATTACCACCAGTTGCTGTTAGTGTACCTGATGAGTGAGTGTGAGATGGAAGTTCATTTGTTCCTAAAGTTTTAGTTGCTGCACCACCTGATTCTTTAGAAATTCCATCAACTGATGTTCTCCATTCTTCAGTACCAACATCAAATGACGCTGCTGCAACTACAAATTTATTAACTAAATTAGGTGTGCCATTATTTCCGTCACATATTGCCCAGTTAGCAGGAATGTCTGCTTGCAATCCAGAATACATAATAATTCCATTGATAGGAACTAATGCATTATTAATTGAAGCATCTACTTTTTGAGTTGAAACTGCACCAGTATCAATTTTTGCATTTGTTATTGCCTGATTTTCTACCCCAGGCGTATCTAATTGGTATACCACTTAATTAAACTACTCTACTGTTTTATTTAGTTTTATCAAAAAAGAAAGGTCCATTTTCAGAACCCCATTTTTGTTCTCTAGTAACAGGATCAAACCCAGCATCAATTACTTGATAAAAATCAGGTCCCATTTGTATCTTACTCACTAGAACAGTGTTTTTAAAAATACAACCAGGAACAGTTTGACCATAATAGTGTCCATTATGTTTAATAAACACTAAATTACATTGATCATTTTCTACAATAATTTGATTTTCAGATTCTTTTATTGTGATAATCTTATCACGATAAGGTTTCTCTTCATGTTTGTATCTTTGTACTACATGAAATTTATTTTCAGAAACTTTTTCGTGAGTTAAAAGGATATGTGCAAATCTAGTTGGACGACTAGATGCTTGTTTCCAATTATTAAAATCTCCCTCAAACCAATTTAAAAATTCTTTTAACATAAACCTTTGAAGTAATCTTTACGATAATATCTTCCTAGAATATTACCATTATAGTACAAAGGTGTACCATCTGTCAATGCTTCTGATAAAACATTGTTTACGAAGAGTTGCCTAGTTTCTTCAAAATTACATTTCCCTACAGTAGTATGTAAACTAAGTATTTCTCTAGTAAATTTTTCTTTTCCTAATTCTTTTACGTCCTCTTTTAATTCTGGACACGAACCATAATAATTTTTCCAATCAGATTCTTTTCTTTGTTTTCTAGTTTGACCTTTCTTTTTTCTAAAAGACCAAAAGTATTTTCTTCCAATATATTTTCTTCCATTGCATGTATTTGTAATTAAATAAACAAACCCATGATATCCATTTATTTTATCACAATCAAATATTTCTCCTTCATACCACCATGGATTCTCGTACATACAAAAGTCATCACTGATTTATTTATTCAATTCCCCTTCATCCTTTTGTAGTCGTTGTACATCGTTTGGAGGTACCATGCCTGTGCTAGTTGTTTCGGACCCTCTTTCAACAATCGGATTTGAGATTTCGATAGACCACCCTTCATTTCCAAATACTCCTTTCTCCACGATAGTGGGTTCTTTTCTTGGTTCATTTTCTTCCCATTCCTTTATAATTTGATCTGTTTGTCTGTCAACATCTTTCATTGTGTTGTAAATTTTAGCATCAATCCATTTTTGTTTTAACCACTCAATAATACCTAAAGCAAGAAAAGAGATAGGGAAGCGTTGTTTCTTCGCCCATCTCTCTGCCTTAGCATACCAAGGGTCAGTTCCCTTGCCAAATTGTTTCTCGAATTCTATTTTCATGCGATCATTGTCATTGCATGTTGCAATTCTTTTGCATGGTTTAATTCGTCTTGTGCTATCTCTTGTATCTTTTTATCCTCTGGATGCCATGCAGAATACTTAACGTAGGTCTCATAAGCATGTGCTTCAATCTTCATGTTGATATCATAAGCGTTAGTAGGATCGAGAAGATAATACCCAACCATGATCCAATAATAAAGTAAAACAAGATGCTTGGCAAAGAACCTGTCGATCCAATATTTATTGCCTTCCCTAAGTTCCATCTCCTCCAAATGTTCTGTTTCATTTAATGCCTGATAAAAATGTTCCTTCATTAGATATATGTGATCTTCTCCTCGAAGTCCAAGAGATTCACGAAAATGTAACACACTGATAAATGAAAAGTAAGGTGCTCTTGCAATTACTTCGAGTACCCAGAACCTTTGAAAATCTCTACCTCTGTAAAGAAAGTCAAGGATGTAAATTGTGGTATCTAATACCCATGTGTTGAATTGTTTCATTGTAAGTACTCGACTATTTTAAGAATGCCATAAGCAGTAAAGACCTGTGGAACAATAAATGCCACCATCGCTACGACCCAAAACATATAGTAATAATTTTCTTTATTTTGTGTTCTCATTAGTAAGAATGCTCCTCTACTTTTCCTTGTATGCATGCATCATCTATGCATTCTGTGTATGTTAGTTCTTCTTTAAAGTAAGAACGGTATATCTTATCCCAAATAAGATCGAATTCTTCTTGGTTTAAGTTTTTAAACAAACACTTGTCGTTTAAGTAAATGTGATAGTTTTTCATTTGTTATTAAGATATATTCCTTTTATTTGTGGTAAATAAATTAACATAAATGCTAACAACCAAAAACAAATAAAGACATATAAGTGAACACCTCTAAAGGGTGAAAATATAAACCCTAGAGTAACAAGAATCACCCATATATAATCAACCATACCATGAAATGTTTGCCACCCCTTACCATATTTTTGTATAAGGTTATCTCTTTGTTTAGCAAACCATGGTGACACATGTCTCATCATAACGAAACCTTCATTAAGAACCATAATAAAAAATCCAATCCAAAAAATCATAATTGAAATCCTGCAAATGTGTCTTTCTTGACATCTTGTTTAATGCCACCAACTTGATAACTCTCCACCTCAGTTTCCTGTGGTGCTACTTGCATACCTTTAGAAGACAACCAGTGTTGTGTCCATGGTAATGGATTGTTTCTCAATGGAATGTCGTAAATAGGATCCAATCCTATTGCCTTCATTCTCTTATTAGCAATCCATTCAACATATTGATGAAGTAGTTTATCATTAAGACCAATCATACTTCCATCTTTAAACAAATATTCTGCCCATGCCTTTTCCTCATTGACACACCTCTCAAACATTTGTCTTACATAAGGTTTCTCTTCTTTAGCAATTTCTTTAAACTCAGGATCATCTCCTTCTTGCCATTTTTTGAGGATGTTTTGAGTAAGGACAAGATGCTGACTTTCGTCTCTGGCGATGAGAGAGATAATTTTAGCGGATCCTTCCATAAGTTTGAGTTCACCAAACGCAAACGAGCAAGCAAACGATACATAGAATCTAATACCCTCCAGAATATTTACATTAGCAACTGCTCTATATAGTTTCTTTTTAAGATCCCTTCTTTCCCACGCTCCTGTTGGACTGTCTCTCCAATTTTCTCTCCACCAATTACTTGTGTCATATTCATGTGCTTGATTAATAAAAAAGTCATATGATTCTGTTACTGATGATGCACGAGAAAGAATCTTTTCGTCATCAAGAATAGTATCAAATACCTCAGCAGGGTCAGGATAAATGTTTTTAATAACGTAAGTATATGAACGACTATGAATCATCTCCATAAATCCCCATACTTCCATACATGCTTCTAGTTCAGGTAATGAGCAATAAGGGATAAATGCCATCCCAGGACCCCTCCCTTGTACAGAATCCAGCATGATCTGGTATTTAAGATTGCTGGTAAAAATGTGCTTTTGCTCAGGGCGTAATGTCTGATAGTCACTTCGATCTTTTTGTAAAGAAACTTCCTCAGGTCTCCAAAAATAACTGAGTTGTTGCTGTGTTAGTTTGTCAAAAACTGGATACTTATAGGAATCATATCTTTGTACTCCTAATGGTTTACCAAAAAACATAGGTTGTTTTTTAGTGTTCACTTTTTCTGTGTTAAAAACTGTCATACCTTTTAATTCTTTTTCAGATTTTACAGGATTCACAGTCGTCCTCCTCTGTGTTGTCTAGTTCTGCGAGTATATTCTCTAGTGTTTGTTTTTTATCTTCTAACAAATCATCACCTTTTTGATCATAAGTATTTTGATAATATGATGTCTTCCAACCGTATTTGTATGTGGTTAAAAGATCTTGTGCCATAACAGAGACAGGAACTTCATTATCAGGATAGTTCTCTGGATTGTAACTCCAGTTACCACTAATTGCCTGGTCAAAAAACTTTTGCATTACTGCTAGGATTTTAATATATCCTTGATTTGATTCCATGTCCCAAAGAAGAGTGTAGTTGTTCTTGAGATAAGTGTACTGGGGAACAACTTGCTTAAGTGGTCCTTTTTTACTTTTCTTAATGGACAGGTATCCTCTAGGAGGTTCGACTCCATTGGTTGCATTTGACACAACGGAACTGCTCTCCGAAGGCATTTGTGCGGACAAAGTGCTGTGC